GCTACCCACCAGTCGTTTATGCAAGACCCACAGATAGCCGCAATGATTGGTCAAAACCCAGCGGCACAACAGATTATGGGCGCGTTACAGGCCCATATAGCCGAGCACATGGCGTTTGAATATCGCCGTCAAATTGAAGAAAAACTGGGAGCGCCGCTTCCTGCGCCAAATGAGGAGCTACCAGAGGATGTTGAAGTGCTTCTGGCTCAGACTATGGCACAGGCTGGAACGCAGTTGACACAACAGAAACAAGCCGAAGCCGCACAGCAACAGGCACAGCAGCAAGCTCAAGACCCAATAGTACAGATGCAGCAGCAAGAACTAGCTATCAAGCAGGCTGAAGTACAACGTAAATCGCAGAAAGATCAGGCGGATGCGCAGTTAGCGGCAGCTAAATTGCAGTTGGAAGAGCAGAAAGCTAACAACACAGCTACTTTGGAAGCTGGCAGGATAGCGGCTCAGACAGAACAAGCCAACGCTAAACAGGACTTAGATGAGGCTAAAGCCTTGTTAGACCTAGCAAAACAGCAAATGCAAGATAATAGACGTGGTTGAGCAGTTTATGAATGACGGCATTAAAGCGAAAGAAATGTAAACGTTGTAATCAATTAAAACCGATTACGGAGTTTTCTAACCGACTTATATGTACAGACTGTAAAACTGCAAAGCACCGCAGGACTGTTTCTACGGACTATGAGCAGTATTTAGGTAATTTATATACGCAATGTAAGTATTCGCAGACCACTAGAAAGGATCAACCGGGACACAATAAAGCAGAGTTCGACTTAAACAAAGAAGACTTACTTGAAATATGGGAAGAGCAAAACGGTAGATGCGCTATATCAGGGGTTGTACTTACACACCATAAAGATGGGAGCGGCAGAAAAGATTTTAACGCTAGTATCGACAGGATTGTGCCGTACGAACCTTACATAAAGGACAACGTACAGCTAGTAGCGTATAGAGTAAACCTTATGAAACATGAGTTGACTGAAGATTTATTCTACTGGTGGGTAAGAACAATACTCGACAATATGAGTGGTAGGTAATATGGCTAAAACCGTCTTTGACGTGCTTAACGATAAATTACAAGAGCAAGTACGCTCTTGCGAAGAATCATTGGTTTCTGGGGCTGCGAAAGACTACGCCCAGTACCGTGAGGTTTGTGGGGTGATTCGAGGTCTAACCTCCGCAATACGAGAAATTGAAGACCTCTCGCGAAACTATATGGATGATGACGATGACTGAGATGACTGCGTTAGAAAAGAAACGTAAGCAAAAGATAGAGGACGAAAGAGCACAGGAAGTGGTTTTAAACGAGCAAATACCAAAACCTGTAGGGTATAGGATTCTGATAGCTCTGCCGAGTATTGAAGAAACCTACGGCGAAAGTGGGCTTTTGAAGTCAGAACAGACCATGAGGGACGAGTACATCTTGTCTATGATTGGTGTGGTGCTGGACGTGGGGGATCAGGCGTATGCAGATGCAGACCGTTTCCCAACTGGCCCGTGGTGCAAACAGGGCGATTACGTGATGTTCCGTGCCAATAGTGGTACGCGATTTAAGGTCGGCAAACAAGAATACCGTCTAATAAACGATGATTCTATAGAAGCCGTTGTTGATGATCCGAGTAAAATTACTCGTGCGTGAGGTATAAATTATGGCTATGCAACAAGTAGAGTACGAATTTCCTGACGAAAAGGACGAGTCTCTTACAGAAGTAGAGATTAAGGCGGAGGAAGAGGTCAACACTGATATAGAGGTTGAACCCGCTGTTGGGCGTGATGACATCCAGCAGAAGCCTAAATCTGTCAAAGATGGGACAGAAGACACAAAAATAGAGGCTGGAGAGGTAGAAATTGAGGTGGAAGACGACACTCCACCTGAAGATAGAGGCAGAGAACCCTCTGAACCGCCAGCTGAAGTAACCAATGATGAGCTAGAAAACTACTCAGATAAGGTTAAAAAACGAATACAGCACTTTAGTAAGGGTTATCACGATGAGCGTAGAGCCAAAGAACAGGCACTTCGCGAGCGTGAAGCCGCAGAAGCATACGCTAAACAGCTTATTGAAGAGAACAGTAAGTTAAAAGAAGACAGCGTAAAAAATCAAAATGCTTTGATTGAGTCTGCTAAAAGACAGGTAGAAGCGGAGTTAAATGCCGCTAAACGTGCCTACAGAGACGCGTATGAAGCCGGTGAAACAGACGCTATCATAGAGGCGCAAGAAGCGCTAAATACTGCACAAATACGTAATGATAGGGTAAATAACTTCAAACCTGCTAAACAGGAAGAAGAAAAACCTTTACAATCAAATACTAATGAGGTACAACCTCAAGTATCGGAACCGCAACCAGAAGTTGTTCGTGACGAGAAAGCTGAAGCATGGCGCGACGAAAACCCGTGGTTTGGCTCAGACGACGAAATGACAGCATTTGCGTTGGGGTACCATAATAAATTAGTCAAGGAGGGGGTTGACCCCCAATCTGACGATTACTACGAGAAGATAAATTCTCGTATGCGAAATGTATTCCCAGATCAATTTGATGACGGGATAGACGAACCAGAGGAACCAAAGAAAAAATCTAGCAATGTGGTTGCCCCCGCTACGCGGAGCACTTCACCTAATAAGGTGCGACTTACTCAATCACAAATTGCTATCGCGAAACGTCTTAACGTACCTTTGGATGTATACGCCAAACAGGTTGCACAACTATCGAGGAACACATAATGGCTGAGAACAGACTTGACAGAGAGTTAGAATCTCGTGCGAAGAAAACCCGTAAAAAATCATGGACTAGGCCAGAAGTATTGCCAACTCCTGATCCACAGGACGGGTGGACTTTCAAATGGGTGCGTGTATCTACTCGTGGAAACGCTGATCCCACCAATGTGACCTCTAAATTAAGACAAGGATGGGAGCCGGTTAAGGCTTCGGATCACCCCGAAATTGAACTTGCAGTAGTCGAAAATGACCGCTTCAAGGACAATGTCGTTATAGGTGGCCTGATGCTTTGCAAAGCCCCAGAAGAGCTTGTCGAAGAGCGTAATGGTTATTACCGCGAACAAGCGCAAAATCAGATGCACTCTGTCGACAACAACTTGATGCGCGAAAGTGATCCTAGAATGCCTATATTTAACGATAGACGTTCCAAGGTGACTTTCGGAAAAGGTTAATCTAATAGGAGTCTATCATGGCATCTTCCGCTACACCTTACGGGTTTAAGCCCGTAAAATTGATCGGCGGGCAACCCTACGCAGGGTCAACTCGCCAGATCAAGATAGCGTCCGGTTATGGTACTAACATCTACAATGGTTCTATTGTTGCCGTTGTAGCTGCTGGCACTATTGAAATCGTGACGACTAATGGAGACAACTCAACTCCATTCCCGGCTGGTACAGTAGGCGTTTTCGTCGGCTGTTCCTACACAGACCCCAACACCAAGCAGAAGCTATTCAGTCAGTATTGGCCTACCGGTACTGTTGCTAGTGATGCGATGGCCTATGTTGTGGATGACCCAGATGTATTGTTCCAAGTTCAGGCTGACGGCTCTATCGCCCAAGCTGGTCTGGGACAGAACGCTCATCTGGCAGCAGTACAGTCTACAAGCACTGGAAGCACCGCTACTGGTAATTCCAACACTGCTTTGGACGCTACTACTAACACCACTTCAGGCTTTGCTTTCCGTATTGTCGACTTTGTTGACAGCCCGGATTCAACTGTTGGGGATGCGTACACTGATGTGTTGGTTAAGTTCAACCCAGATGCGCATTCTTACTTGAACAAGACCGGTATTTAAGGAGATTTGAGACATGGCTATATCAAGAGCACAACTTCTCAAGGAACTCCTTCCGGGCCTAAACGCCCTGTTCGGCCTTGAGTATCAGAAATATGGTGAAGAACACGCAGAGATTTTTGAAACAGAATCTTCTGACCGTTCTTTTGAAGAAGAAACCAAGTTGTCTGGCTTTGCAGCCGCTCCCGTCAAGAACGAGGGTGACTCCATTGCATACGACAACGCTCAGGAAGCGTGGACTGCAAGGTACAACCACGAGACTGTTTCTATGGGCTTTTCAATCACTGAAGAAGCGATTGAAGACAACCTGTACGATTCACTGTCTTCTCGTTATACCAAAGCTCTGGCCCGTGCTATGGCTTACACCAAGCAGGTTAAAGCCGCTGCTATTCTGAACAATGCGTTCGATAGCAACTACACTTACGGTGACGGTGTAGAACTTTGTTCTACTGCCCATCCTCTGGTGTCTGGCGGTACCAACTCTAACGAACCTGCTGTGTCTGCTGACCTGAACGAAACTTCTCTGGAAGCCGCTATCATTCAGATTGCTGGTTGGACAGATGAGCGCGGTCTGCTGATTGCTGCGAAGCCACGTAAACTGGTTGTCCCAGCTGATCTTCAGTTCGTTGCTGATCGTCTGCTAGAAACTGAAGGGCGCGTAGCCACTGCTGATAACGACATCAACGCTATCCGCAACATGGGTGCGATTCCTGAAGGTTACACTGTCAATCATTACCTGACAGACGTAGATGCTTGGTTCCTGCTGACAGACGTACCGAACGGACTGAAACACTTCGTTCGTACTCCGATGCAGACCTCTATGGATGCTGACTTTGATACCGGCAACAGCCGCTACAAAGCTCGTGAAAGATACTCCTTTGGTGTATCTGATCCATTAGGTATCTTCGGCTCCGAAGGAGCATAAAAGGTACGAGGGGGCGCTTGTCGCCCCCTTTCTTTTGCTATACACTAAATTTTTGGGCACCAATTAGTTTCGTAGACAGGTTCTTGCCCGCCTGACGTTGCACAGACTACGAAACCAAACCTTGTGCAAGAGGTAATTCTAATGGCTTCAACCACTTTTTCCGGGCCGGTAACAAGCACTAATGGCTTTGTCGGCGACATTCAAGTTCCAACTTACACAGTAGCTACTCTTCCAGCCGCCGCTTCTGCGGGTGAAGGTACTGTTCTGTATGCGTCAGATGCTCTCAAGGCTTCTGAAACCGCAGGTAACGGTACTGGGAACCTCGTATTTTCCGATGGTTCTAACTGGATTCGCGTAGACACTGGCGCAACTGCGTCTGCTTAATGAGGTGACTTATGAGTGATAGATTTAAAAAACCAAGCGCTGAAGAACTAGCAGCTCGTGGGCTAAACCCAGATGGTACCCCCAAGAAAAAAGCTGCTCCTAAAAAGGACACTAAACCGAAGGAGTAAACTATGGCAAGCTCTGATGTTTCCAGTAAGCGAGTCACAGGTACCGGTTCTTTAGCTGTAGGCCCAGCGCGTGTAAGGCAGATACAGGTTCTTACAGGTGCGGGTGCAGGTAGACTTACTATTACTAACGGTAATGGTGGGGAAACTCTGTTGGACATAGACTTTCTAGCTTCTGATTCTCACTCAGTGAATATTCCTGACAACGGGATCAGATTCACTTCAGATGTCTACGTGTCTACTGCTACTAACGTAACCGCAATGACTGTGTTCTATAGCTAGGAGATTCTTATGCGTCGCTATTATAAAGCTGGCGGTAAGGTCGACAAGAAAGCTATGGCTTGTAATAAGCCAAGGCGTACTCCCGGTCACCCAAAAAAGTCCCATGTAGTTAAGGCTTGCGAGGGTGGTAAGGAGAAAGTTATACGTTTTGGCGAGCAAGGTGCCAGCACTGCCGGTAAACCCAAGAAAGGCGAATCCGCACGTATGAAGGCCAAACGAAAGTCGTTTAAGGCTAGGCACGGGCGTAACATCAAGAAAGGCAAGATGAGCGCCGCGTATTGGGCTAATAGGGTGAAGTGGTGACGGGATGCCAAGCAAATCTAAGAAACAACATGATTTGATGGTAGCGGTCGCTAATAACCCAAAGTTTGCCAAGAAAGTAGGAATCCCACAGAGTGTGGGCAAAGACTATGAAAAAGCGGACGAAGGTAAAAAATTCAAACGAGGTGGCAAAATGTCCAACTGTGGTACAAAACGTATGAAGAAAGGTGGTATGACTGGATACCACAAGATGCCTGATGGTTCCATGATGAAAGACTCTGACCACAAAGGTATGAAAGCTGGTGGTCGTGTACGTGGTGCTGGTATGGCACAGCGTGGTGTTCGCCCCTGCAAAATGAGGTAAAAAACAATGCCAAGACAAAGACTTACAGGCGCACAGCGCAGAGCTAGACAAACTAGCAAACCAAAGGCTAAGAAGAAAGGTAGTTTTTTTGATCGTTTATTTAGAACAGGCGATGCTGGCCCTAAAGTGAGCACAGGTAAATCTGAGTTAGGTGGTTCAGCAGGCAGAGCTGTAAACAGGCGCAATAAACGCATGAACGCTACCCCTAAATCTCCTGCTTCTAACAGACCAGTAGCTATGGAGCGTACTAAAGGTGGTAACTATCCGCAGTACACTAAAAATGCCCCTAAAGCTCAGTCTTTTAGGGAAGCATTTTCCTCTGCAAGAAAAGCTGGCAAAGAAACATTTACTTGGGATGGTAATAAATACACTACTGAAATGGCTAAGAAGTCTGGTGGTAGAGTAGCTAAACCCAGAGGCTACGGCATGGCTCGCGGCGGTAAAGTTTGCAAGATGAGGTAACATGAGGCGTTACTACAAAAAAGGCGGTACGGTGAAAGATGCGTGTTACCACAAGGTGAAGGCGCAGTATAAAGTTTTCCCGTCTGCCTACGCTTCAGGCGCTATAGCTAAATGTAGGAAAAAGAAAGCTCGTGGCGGTTCGTAAAACCAAAAAGGGTGCTGCCCTTAAAAGGTGGTTTAAAGAGGACTGGAAGGACGTTCGGAC